ATTAATAATAGACATTATTGTTTAGTCTATTGATTTGTAATCAGGAGAAATTTTTAAGAGACCCGCCTGATCTATAGGATACTACCCCTACTTATAAGAGATAACATATAATAGAAATCTGATCCTATCATTAGTAGAAGGATACTGATTAGTGTGCAGTGATTAAGTTGATGGATTGATGTGTAAAGTAAGAATTAAGTTATCTAGTGCCGCGTTTTTGATGTTTCATGTGGAACAAGTAACTATAGTAAAAGAGTGTGAGAGGTATAGACCCCTCACACTCAATCACTTACACAGTTTACTTAAAACTCTCCTTCAACTTCAATTTGACTAACTGCTTTAGCATTTATAGCACGTGGAGCTACTACTGTAGTACTACGAGTATATATACTACGCTTAAGTTCGAAGTCTTCGCTACTCATTGATCTATAAGCATCTACAAGCATACCACTTGTACGATCTTTAGTTTTACCTTTAACTAAATCAACTGCATTACCTTCGAAGTTAGTAGTGAAGAATAGTGGACTACCCTCTTCATCTATTTTGTAGTTTACTCCTTGACTTAATTCAAAATCAGTGAGTTCTGCATCAGTAGCTGTCACTACTTTATACACATAAATTCTTGCGACTGTACCAAGTTTGGTAACCTTGTCATACTTGTTAATTAGATTTGCTCTCATTTGTTGTTTGTTTTTAATTGTTTAGATTATAATCTATATGATCAGATGTGAGGAGGCAATGCGAGGGAGCGAAGCGACCGAAATAGCTTAGTAAAGTACAAGTATTATATAGCTTTCGTAGCTATTTTAATCCACTTAATAACAATAATCTCGGGAAAACACTTTCATACATTTACGTAAAGTATTGATACTTTAACAACTTGTACTATTTTAATACAAAAAGTAAAGGGAGTATGAAAACTTCCCTCTACAATACTATAATTCAGCAAAGTCAAAGTCATAGTCAAAATGATAATCTGAATGAGCTTTCATCATCTTATTATCATATGCTATAGGATCTTGCATCCTATCATACTTAGCATTAACTTGATTAAAAGAATGGTTTTTTAGTAAATCAACAATTGAACTTATTACTCCTCTAGAATGAATACTCAAAACTTCGTGAGTAATAATAAAATAACCTTTTGAATTTACATAATAGTTAACTCCATCAGGTAACAACTCCACAGGAAAACTACTCTTTACTTTTAACTTAATAGTTGTCAATTCAAGGTTTCCAACACGTATATTAGAAATACCCCACTTAGTTTGAACTTTGTTCATCTTAATTTAGTTTTTAGAGTTAGTAACAATTAATAATATCATAGCTCTATACTCAGATGTGAAGGAACAACTGAAGCGAGCGAAGCGAGCGTATGATATGAGTTGATAACAGGAGAGAGCGAAGCGATCGAGCTTGCATATAAAAGCGAAGTGTAAAAGGGTGCAGAAAACTCTGCTACCCTTGGATGCTACGAATTAAAACTCAGCAGAAACGTCTACGTTATTGATGGCTGCTGCAACTGCTTTGGGTGCAGTTGTCTGAGCTTTGCGTTCTGCGGTAGCAACTCGACGCTGTTCTGCAGTCAAGATTGGTTCGCATTTAAGCCCCATTTGACCCGACGTCTTGCTGATGTAAGTGCTCAAAGCAAGCTGATCAGCCCACTCAAAGCTAGTACACCAGCTGACAGAATCTTCATTGATTTTGCAGTAATCAGGCTTGGATGCAGCTCGATTCTGAAAATACTCAATGAGTTCTGGCGTTAGCTTGTTGGTGCTAACACTGTACCAATTGGCACCACCTGAAGTAGTGCTTACGTAATTTGCGATGATTTGTGTCATAGCGTTGGTGCGGTTGCCTAATCACCGCAAGGTTGTAGTAGCGATGACATTATCGCTATATATACTGATGTGATTGAAATAGTGGAAGGAGCGAAGCGACTGACTTCCCATTAACTTCTCACACTTGGTGCGAAGAGTTAATGCGGTAATCGATGGTTATGCATTCTCTGCCAATCTTATTTGGCGGTATGTATAGTATGCAGCTATTAGTGTAACAGCACATATCACTACACCATCGATCACCCAAGTGCTGAGTGTCTGATTCATAGTGAACCTACTGATATGAGTAAGATATAGGAAGGAGCGAAGCGACTGACAGTGTTATCTTTTTATTCTATAGAATCATTCTTTTTAATGTTTTGCTGTGAATTTCAGACTCTTGTGTAGCAACATGGGGGTAGGAGGTAGAAATATTTTTGGCGGGGATTAGTTTATTAGGTACCATTCACATCCTCTAATATTAAAAACATTATATACTGGGATAAAAATTTCTAGTATTGATAATCAAATTTGGAAAATTTAAATTTTACTTTATATATTTGTATTTCTATTACGTTAGTATAACCAACAAAAATTATTAAATAATATGTCAGAAAAACAAGAACGTCCATCTAGAGAGCAGATGGTTCAGTGGTACAAGGATGAGATTGAGTTAGCTTCTTTTCGTGCTGATTTGTCTAAGTTACAAAGGGATGCAGCTGTATATGAAGCAGAGCGTATTAATGCAATTGGTGCTATTGCACAGATGACACAACCTGAGCAGGAGGATGCTGATCAAACTAAAGTAAAAAAATTAAAGAAAGAAGTTCTAAATGCAGATTAACAGAGTAGTGAAGAAGGTGAGGTTAGACTCAATGTTAAGTGCTGTGAAGTATCAGCTTATTACGGAGTTGGTATTTTTACGTAAGCAGTTATTGATTGATTCTGATCTCACTTATCTTTCATTGCTTACCATTATGGGACCTATGCCACTAAAGGACTTTTGTACAGAAGCTGTAGTATATATATATGGACAAGAAATTCTTCATGATGTACTCAAGCATCCAGTAAAAGTACAGACTGTAAGAAACAGATTGGGTTTATTACAGAAGCGGGGGTTTATTATTAAACAGGGTAAGGGTAAGAAGATGCTTATGCTTAACCCTGAAATTCCTGTAGTCAAGCAGGGGAATGTATTGTTAGAATATAATTTCATATACGTTGAGACCAAAGAAAGCCAAGGAGTCAATAGCTCAGATCGCGAAAGAGTTGCAACTTTCTGAACAGGAAGTTAAATCTGTGTTGGATATCTACTGGGATAAGATAAGAAAAACACTCAGCTCATTAGAACACAATAAAGTATTTCTTAAAGGATTGGGTACATTCTACATCAAGACATGGTCATTAGAAAAGAGGCTCAAGATTAATGAAAATAAGGTAAGTAATTGTATGGAGAATCCATCTGCTTCAGGTTTGCAGATGATGAATGATATATTTAAAGAGAACATAAAGCTCAACGCAGTCAAGCAGCGCGATATGGTTCAGAATCGAATAAAGTCTAGAAAAAGAGATGAAAGACGTAATCAAGATTTGGAAGGAGAAGGGTAAGATTCTAGAAGGTATAAAGAATAATATCTTCAAAAACGCTGATGTCGAGAACATTGCAGCAGAACGCATGAGTATATGTGAGACTTGCCCCTACTTAGATAAGAGTGGTTCACATTGCATGGTACCAGGCACGCAACCTTGTTGTGGGTTATGTGGTTGTTCTCTTGCACTTAAGACAAGAGCATTATCAGCAGCTTGTGATATACACAAGTGGATGGGTATTGTGAGTCATCAAGAGCAAATCATTATTGATCAACATCTCTCTCAAGAAAATACAAATGAAACTACTATTTGATCAAAAGACACACACGTACAGAACAGCAGAAAATGAAGAATTTATAAGCGTAACTAAACTACTCTCGCACTACAAACAACCCTTTGACAAAGTGAGCGTTAGTCTTAAAGCATCACGCAATAAGAAAGGCAAGTGGTATGGAATGAATCCAGAGGAAATTGTTGACGTGTGGACAAAAGAATCAGAACGAAGTGTACAACTAGGAAATTGGTATCACAATCAAAGAGAGTCTGACATACTAGAATGTAATTCAATTTCATACGATAATTCACTGCTGCCTGTGTTTCCTTGTACTTATGATGAGTCAGGAGATAAGGTAGCTACAAGTCAAAAGTTAGATGAAGGGGTATATCCAGAATTTTTTCTGTATCTTCTATCAGCAGGTATAGCAGGACAGAGTGATCGAATCACTATTGTTAATGGCAAAGTTGACATCCTAGACTATAAAACCAACAAGGAGATCAAAGCCACTTCTTTTAAGAATTACGAAGGTATTTCTCAAAAGATGCTATACCCGCTGAATCATCTAGACGATTGTAACCTGAATCACTATGCAATTCAGCTTTCTATTTATATGTATATTATAATCAAACATAATCCCCAGTATTTACCTGGGAAATTAACGCTCAATCACATCATATTTCAAGAAGACTTTGATAAAGATTCTTATGGATATCCCATCTATTTACGCGATAATGATGGTAACTTTATAGTCAAAGAAGTTATTCCTTATCAAGTTCCTTATCGTAAAGACGAAGTGATGCAGTTAATACAACACTATCAATTAACAAAAAAACTATGATATTAAAAGGAAAACGTGTGCTACTTAATCGCCCACACATTGAGAAATCAGTTATTGAAATGACACAAGATGTCCAAGACAAAATAAACAAAGATAACTTTGCTAAGTGGACACAGCTTGAAGTATTTGCTATAGGAGAAGAGGTCACAGGAATTAACCCTGGTGATAAAGTCTATATTAGTAAAAATGGAATTGAACACTGTGAAATAATAGAGATTGAAGATAGTCTCAAACTCATAGTGAATGAAGGTCAAATATGTTTAATATGGTAAGGATCTTTGATATTGTCAATGGGAAAGTTATTCCTAGTGAACACTGTTATATCTTAAAAGATTTAAAGGTAATCATAGACAATTATCCTAAAAATTACATTGATGTCTTTGCCTATGTGTTTTATATGACTTGCCCTAATCCAGAATTAAATCCATTTTTTGATGTATCAGAAACTGATAGAGAGTCTTTGATTTTTAAACAAATTAATAATACATTTAGTAGTGAGGATCAAGTAGTGATTGAAGCTATAGCGTTTTGCAAGAAGTTGTATGAGACCCCAACACTTAGATCTTATATGGGCATTAAAAAAATGCTTGATAGATTGGCAATGTATATGGAAACACAAAGCATAACAGATGGTAGAGACGGTAACATAAACTCTATTGTAAGTGTTGCAAAAAACTTTGATCAAATTAGATCATCTTTTAAAGGAGTGAATAAAGATCTGATGGAGGAACAACAATCGACAGTTAGAGGAGGAGCAAATCTTGCATATGACCAATAAAGAATCTCTTTACCATTGGATGTTTCATTACAATCACCATACAGAACTATGGAGTGCGTTCCAAAGGAAGGATTGTACTCAGTATTTTGACAATCCAAATGATCCTGATTTGATAGTGATCAAGTCAAAAGATGTAAATACAGTGGTGAATATCCTTTATAAGATTGGTGGTGATGAGAGTAAAATTATGGACTTATAATGGAATTATTTATAAAAATACCTACCTATGACGTCATTACAGAACTGTGGTCCCACACCGAATTTACAACAAGAGAAGACTTTGTGCAGTTCTTACGCTCAATATTTAAAGAACCTGGAAAATACGAATTTGACCAAACAAGTTTGCTCTTTAACTCCCAAGCCAAACATTTTAATAGTTACAAATTCTATTGTGCAGCTCCCATTAGATCAAGAGACTTCATTCAATACTGGGATTTTGAAAAAGAAAAGTGTAGGATGGGTGTTATATTCAAGAACAAAGAAAACACTTGGTACCTTACGCGGGATTATTACATGTGGCTTAACTTTCTTCCAATCTATAATAAAGAAATTGCGAGGTTTGGTTTCGCGGATGTAAGGGATGCGCAGTATCACATGGCTTTATATGAGGATATTGCAAAATATAGCTATAAACATGTAGCCATACTCAAGAAACGCCAGATTGCATCTTCTTATTTCCACGCAGCCAAAATGATTAATGGATTTTGGTTTGAAGAAGGATGGATTAATAAGATAGCAGCATCCTTAAAAGATTTTATTAATGAGAAAGGTACTTGGCGTTTCTTAGATGAATATCGTAACTTTTTAAATACACATACAGCTTGGTATCGCCCTACACAACCAGATAAGACATTTAACTGGGAACAAAAAATTGAGATAACTCAAGGTGGTAGAAAGAAAGATATAGGATTGAAGTCAGTAATGATTGGGGTTACTTTAGAAAAAGACCCAATCAATGGTGTAGGTGGTCCATGTTCTTTCTTTTTTCATGAAGAAGCAGGGGTTGCACCTCGCATGAATGAAACATTAGAATATCTTTTACCAGCTCTAAAATCTGGTATGGTATATACAGGAATGTTTGCAGTTGCGGGTTCTGTGGGTGATTTGGATCAATGTGAACCATTGCGCGATATAATTTTTAATCCAGATTCTAAGGATGTCTTAGCAGTAAGTACAAACTTAATTAATGAGAATGGAGATACAGCTTTATGTGGTCTATTCATTCCTGAACAGTGGAGTATGATACCCTGTATTGATAAATGGGGCAATTCATTAGTTGAAAATTCTCTAGATATGATTCTAGAGGAACGTAAAAAATGGAAGAAAGATCTTAAATCAAACGACTATCAACTTCGTGTATCACAAAAGCCTATTAATATTGAAGAGGCGTTTGCATACAGGAAGTCTTCAGTATGGCCCCTCCACTTGATCACTAGTCAACTCAGGAGAATAGAAGATAAGGAATATTACTGTGAGACTGTTGAACTAATATATAACGATAAAGGTGAGATAGAGGCAAAGCCAACTAAGCGTTTGCCCATCATGGAATTTCCACTCTCTCCTAGGACAGAGAACAAGGAGGGGGCCATATTGATGTGGGAAAAACCCATTAAAGATGCACCATGGGGTACTTACTATGCATCTATTGACCCAATAGGCGAGGGAAAAACAACAACATCAGACTCATTGTGTTCTATATTTATTTATAAGACACCACTTCAAATAACAAAAAAGAAGATAGATGGTACAATAGAGAATCATATAGAACAAGATCATTTGGTAGCATCTTGGTGTGGGCGATACGATGACATTAATAAAACCCATGAACTACTGGAAAAATTAATTGAATATTATGGAGCATGGACAATAGTGGAGAACAATATTTCTTTGTTTATCCAACACATGATTCATAAGAAAAAACAACATTACATGGTTCCAAAATCTCAAATCTTGTTCCTAAAAGATTTGGGTTCTAACAACAATGTATTTCAAGAATATGGGTGGCGCAATACAGGGAATCTATTTAAAACACACTTGATTTCTTATGGTATTAATTTTTTGACAGAAGAGCTTAATGTAGAAACAAAACCAGATGGTAGTATTGTTAAAACTACATATGGTATAGAACGCATCAAAGATCCAATACTTCTAAAAGAAATGCAGCAGTATAGAGAGGGTTTAAACGTAGATAGACTAGTAGCATTTTGTGCTTTAGTTGCTTTTGCAAAAGTTCAACAATCTAATCGAGGATATGCTCATAAGATTGAAACTGAAACAAATTCATTTAAAAAAGCTAAAAATTCAGATAATTTGACTAAATTATCTAGAAGTCCCTTTCGTAATTTAGGCAAATCTTCACTTGCAAGTGGAGGAAAAGTAACTAAACAAGCATTTAGAAATTTAAAATAATAGAGTTATGGCATTAGTAATCAACGCAATGCAGGCTAAATCTGGTGTGAAAACTGATCACACTAGAATGGGTACACTTACTCAACCTTTGCAATTCTTAGCTAAATCACAGAAAGATGGTGAGTGGGGTGCATGGAACATGGATTGGTTTGAGATGGAGGGTCTGCGTCAGATTAGAAGAAACGCAGGTAGATTTCTCAAGAACTATAAACTTGCAAATGGCATTATTGATCGCACTGATTATGTAGTAGAGGAAGACAATGAATACTCTGATTTGGTAGAAACACTCACGCGAGATGATGCATCTGTGCTAGAACTCAAGTTTTATCCTATCATACCCAATGTCATCAATGTAATGTGTGGTGAGTTTGCCAAACGCACTGACAAGGTCCAATATGTGACCACTGATCCTGTGAGTTTTAATGAGATGCTTGAAGAAAAGAGAACAATGATTGAGCAGACATTGGTGCAACAGGCTGAAATGAAGCTTGCTACAAATTTGATCAATCAAGGTGCTGATCCAGAGTCAGAAGAATTCAAGCAAGCGATGTCACCTGAGAATATTAAGTCACTTCCTGAGATTGAACAATTTTTCAAGAAAGATTATCGCTCACTAGTGGAGCAGTGGGCTAACCATCAACACGAAGCAGACAGTGAGCGTTTTAAAATTAAGGAGTTGGAGAATCGCGCGTTTCGTGATATGCTTACCACAGACAGAGAGTTTTGGCATTTTAGAATGGATGAGGATGATTATGAATTAGAGTTGTGGAATCCCATTCTTACGTTTTATCATAAGTCTCCTGATATTAGGTATATCTCCCAAGGTAATTTTGTAGGAAAAATAGAACTGCATACTGTATCAGATATTATTGACAGGTATGGATATTTAATGAACGATGAACAACTTAGATCTCTTGAAACCATTTACCCCAAAAAAGCTGCTGGTTATCCTATACAAGGTTATCAAAATGATGGTACTTTTTATGATGGTACCCGTTCTCATAATTGGAATGTTACTGGGCCTAGTCTTGGGTTTCGCCAGTTTACTTCTGTTAATGATTATTTCTTGGCTGCTGGTGATGATATTATTACCCGTATTCTTAATGAAAGCGAGGACTTACAAGACTTCGGGACGTATCAACTCTTAAGAGTAACCACAGTATACTGGAAATCACAACGCATGGTGGGTCATCTTACCAAGATTGATCCAGAGAATGGAATGAAATTTCAAGAAATTGTCACAGAGGATTATAAAATTACTGTACCACCTGTGTATGACACTATAGTTAACAAAACCAAGGATGAAACTACTTTATCACAAGGTGAGCATATCAAGTGGATATGGATCAATCAAGTCTGGGGTGGGTTGAAGGTAGGACCAAATAGACCTAGCTTCTATGGGAATGCAGACTACATGGGAATACAACCCATTTATCTAAACATTAAACCTATGAAATTTCAATTCAAAGGTGATTACACACTCTATGGATGTAAACTCCCAGTAGAGGGTTCTGTATTCTCAGATCGCAACTCACGCGCTGTATCTCTGGTAGATAAGATGAAACCATTCCAGGTGGGATATAACCTAGTCAACAATCAAATATCTGATATCTTGCTTGATGAACTTGGTACGGTGATTTTACTTGATCATAATGCATTACCAAAGCATTCAGCAGGTGAAGACTGGGGCAAGAACAACTACGCTAAAGCATACGTTGCCATGAAGAACTTCCAAATGTTACCACTGGATACTTCTATTGCAAATACAGAATCAGCACTAGGGTTCAATCACTATCAAGTCTTGAATCTTGAGCAGACTCAACGTATGATGAGTAGGATTCAGCTAGCTAATTATTTTAAGCAACAGGCGTATGAAGTAATTGGAATCACTCCTCAGCGCATGGGACAAGTAAATTCTCAAGAAACTGCCACAGGTATTGAACAAAGCATAAATGCTTCTTACGCACAGACAGAGATGTACTTTGTACAGCATTCTGAATATTTGATGCCACGAGTGCATCAGATGCGCACTGACCTAGCGCAGTATTATCACTCGCGTAGACCAAGCGTAAGACTTTCCTATATTACTAGCTTAGATGAAAAGATAAACTTTGAGCTTAATGGTACTGAGTTATTGTCTAGGGAACTTAATGTATTTGTTACCACCAAGGTTAATCACAAGCAAGTAATGGAACAGATCAAGCAATTGGCTGTTCAAAACAATACATCGGGCGCATCCATTTATGATTTAGCTGAGATTGTAAAAGCAGACTCTATGTCTGAAGTAACACATGTGCTGAAATCTATTCAGAATAAAACAGAGATGCAGCGTCAACAAGAGATGCAACAGCAACAAAGCTTACAACAACAACAGATCCAAGCACAGCAGCAAAAGTTGGAGTCTGAACAAAAGTATGAAGCTGAACAAAACGCTCTTGATAGACAGACACAGATTGATGTGGCTGAGATTAAAGGAGCTGGATTTCAAGTAGGTGATCAGAATCAGAACCAACAATCAGACTACTTAGACTCCATCCAATACTTGGACAAGAAGCGGCAAGCTGATGAAACAATCTCTCTAAAGCGTGAACAGGAAATCAATAAAAACAATCGTGAATCTGAATCTTTGAACTTAAAACGCGAAGAATTGAGCACTAAAAAACAGATCGCAGATATGCAATTACAAGTTGCCAGAGAGAATAAAAACAAGTATGATAAGAGATCTAAGAAACAGTAGTGTTATAGTACGCACGATTTCTTAAAATCATACCCTTGGTAACCTTTTAAAGTTTAAAATTGCATATATTATAATAGGAAGACAATCAAAACCAACCCCATATGTCAACCAATGAAAACAATGCCCCAGACATCAATCTGGATGAGTTCTTACCAATGCCAGGAGTAAGTGATATCCTCACTGCTCCAGAAACTTCTAAAAACACTGTTTTTTCTAAAACGAAGGATCTTGATACTAGCTTTCTTGAGGCTAAAAAAACCCAAGAAGACGAAAGTGAAGATACTAAGAAAGAACAGAAATCTGAAAATATTGAGCAAGTAAAGAAGGTAATAGATGATATTGTAAACTTAGATAATACTGAAGAAGATACTAAGTTTTCAAATGGTCGCCCCAAACTAGATAAATCTGGGATGGTAGAAACCTTCTCAAAACTCATTGAAGATGGTATGATTGTACCATTTGATGATGATAAAGATTTAAATGACTATTCTGTAAAAGATTGGAAGGAGTTACTCCAAGCCAATTTTGAAGATAGAGAGAATAAAATTAAGCAGGATGTTCCTGCATCGTTCTTTGATAGCTTACCTAATGAACTCAAGTACGCATATAAGTATATTGCGGATGGAGGTCAAGATCTCAAAGGTCTATTCAAAGCACTCTCCCATGTAGAAGAGGTGCGCTCACTAGATCCTAGTGATGACAATGACCAAGAATTAATTGCACGTCAATATCTTAGAACTACACAGTTTGGTAGTGATGATGAGATTGATGAGGAGATTAATACTTGGAAAGATCTTGGTACACTTGGTAAGAAAGCAAATCAGTTCAAACCCAAGCTGGATAAGATGCAAGAGGAGGTAGTAGCATACCAACTTCAACAGCAAGAAACAGCTAAGAATCAACAACAAGAAGCAGCTCAGCAATACGTTGATAACGTATACAGCACGCTTAAAGATGGGGCGATCAATGGCATCAAATTAGATAAAAAAACACAAGCTTTCTTATTTAATGAGCTTACTCAACCCAAATATCAATCCATACAAGGTAGAAATACGAACTTACTTGGACATCTACTGGAACGATATCAATTCCTCGAACCTCGATATGATCTGATCGCAGAGGCTCTATGGCTTCTCGCTGACCCTGACGGTTATAAAAATCAGATTAAAACAGTTGCTAAGACAGAAGCTACGCAAGACACAGTGCGTAAATTAAAGACTGAAGAATCCCGTAAGATTTCTACGTCTTCTATGACTGATGAGGAAGATGAAAAACCTTCACGCAGAAAAATTGCAAGACCACAAAACATATTTAAACGATAACCAATATAACTAATATAACTAATCTAAAAAATGGCAACACCAGTTTTAAACAATGGCCTATTCTTACGTGATACGCAATATCAAGTAAGTTCACATCTTGACAGCTACCATCTTGTCAACATGCTAAGAGGCACAGAACCGATGGATATGGGTCCAGTGGATCTATGGGCGATGGCTCAAAAAGTTGAAATGCCCTTATATCAAATGGCATCATTTGGTGGTAAGAACACCATCCTTGTAGACAACCCTCGTGGTGAATATAAGTGGCAGACTCCTATAGTTCAAGATCTTCCTTACATTGTATGTAATGTAGAGGATGAAGAAGCAACAATTGGGCAAGATGGTACAACCTTCAAAATGAAGTTAAACAAGCGTGTCTTTGGTCATGGTGATATCATCACTTATGATAAATACAACGGTGCTGAATTGTACATTACTGCTGATGACATTATTCCAGCTGGTGATGGTTTCATCTACACTGTACAGATGGTCAACAACGACAACCTTGCTGCATTCAACCAATCTTACTTTGCTGCTGGTACTAAGTACTTCCGCAAAGGTTCTGCTCGTGGTGAATATGGCGAACGTTTCTCTGACATCATGGTTCAAACTGGTTTCCGCGAGTACTACAACTACGTAGGTGGTGCTGAAGCTCACGTTCACTATTCTATTTCTTCTCGTGCTGAGTTGATGCTGAAAGGTGGTTTGAATGCTGATGGTACTATTCCTGTTACTGAACTTTGGCGTATGTTTGACAAGCAAGCTGATCCTTCTATTACTTCTTTAGAGACTATGGTGTCTAAAATGGGTAAGGAATATGTGAAGCGTGCATATGACAATGGTACACTTACACGTTCATTTGTAACTGCACTTGAAGCAGCTCATCTTTCCAAAGTAGCTACTGACATTGAAACTTACTTAATGTGGGGACAAGGTGGACGTATCAAACAAGATGGTCCAGATGATATTCGTCTTTCTGTGGGTCTATGGCGTCAGCTTGATAACGCTTACAAGCGCATCTATAACAAAGGTCAATTTACTCTTGAGTTATTCCGTGCTGAGATCTTCAATTTCTACAATGGTAAGGTTGAGTTCAAAGGACCAGATCCTAATCGTCAATTGATTGTTCAGACTGGTATGGGTGGTATGAAAATGGTTAATGAGGCTATCAAGCGTGAAGCTATCTCTGCTGGTCTTGTAATCAATGCGGGTAATGGAGGAAATGGTATTGGTGCAATTAATGGAACTAATGCAATGGATCTGAATTTTGGATTTGCATTCACAAGTTACACTATCCCATTCTTAGCAAACGTAAAGTTTGTGTTGAATCCTGCGTTTGACAACGTTCATACTAATGACATTGAGAATCCGATGATTGATGGTTATCCTCTGTCTTCTTACAACTACATTATCTTTGATATCACTGATAACACGAATGACAACATCTTCTTGCTCAAGCTTAGCTGGGACAATCAGTTGAAGTGGTTCTATCAAAATGGTACTATGGATTACATGGGTCGTACACAAGGCTTCCAATCTAATGGTCAGTTCAATGGATATCGCGTATACATGACTCAGACTATGCCTGCTATTTGGGTGAAAGACCCAACCAAGGTATTGAAGATTGTAATGAGAAACCCCATCACTGGGGGATCATTTTAATTATTAAAATAAAGGGGGAGCTTAACAGCTTCCCCTTCTTTTTTATATTTTAAAAAACAATTAAAAAATAATAAATAATGGCAATCTATCCTTCTGGACCATTGAAATTTGTTTGGCAATATCTAAGTTCAACCTTAACTAACTTTAAAGTTAAGTTATTGGGATATAGAACATATAGAGCATTACTGACACAAACTGTAATTTTAACAGCTCCAACTGCAATAGTATTAGAAAATACTATTGATCCAACATTAACCTGGACAGTTGGAGGAAGTGGTGACTATTCTATTAATTGTCAAAGTCCTGCGTTTAACAATTCATCTAAGGTTACAGTAATCATTGGTCTTTCTGCAGTATTAGGAGGTATAGGATCTGCTTCTGGATTTTTTTCTAATTATGAAATTTTATCTTCCACTAATTTAGGATTATATACGTTTGACTCCACACTTTTTCCAATAGATGGTGTTTTGAATAACACTGAATTTACTATAAAAGTATATCTTTAAACTGTTAATTTAAATAAAACATGAATACAATTAAACTATACGAAGTAGGCGATGGTAGTCAAGTTATACAACTTACACCTATATTGCAATATCATCTGCTAAATGGAGCTGTATTACGATCAAACTTTGTAGTGGAAAATCTGACAGAAGCAGTATTTGATATTACTACACAAGTTTTAATTAAAAATGCTGTAACAAATGTTGAAAAACTTATTTGCAATAAAGAATCATTAGAAATTTTAATGTCGTTAATACAAGAAAAAATAGAAGACTTCGATTAATATGGGATACTTCAAACTAATTAATAAATTATTTCCTGCTTCACCAGATCAAATTCTCAAAAAAGCAACAGACGCTGAAGCAGCAGTCGCACGCATGGCGCACGTGAACATCATTGTTAATGATCTTAGTGATATTGCTAAGTATGATTTAGATATAGATGCAACAACTATTTTACCTATCAACACTAATAAAGGTATTATAGATATTATCAACTTTGATCTTATTGCAGTACCTCTTCCTGGATTTGGTACTGCGTATCAAATTACACTAGTAAATAATCCTTTACTAAATTTTGCAAATAAAGAAAACTTATACATTCAACTTACTCCATATTACAATGCTGGAATTTCGGATTTATTTGTACCATATGTTGTTGCAACAGGTATATCAGTAAATGGATTAAATATAACTATCTATAATGCTAATCCAGCAGCAGATCCAGGTTCAAATGGAACAGGAGATTTCTATTTGTACTATGAAATTAAGACATTAGCATAAGTTAGTGCTAACTATAAAACCAACAAAAA